CCAAACTTGTACTTGTTTTTTATGCCTTCCGTAATTTCTTTCTGTATCTTTTTTATACTTCCACTCATTTCATTTCTCCTAACAATAGTTGTCATTTAGAGGGGTTTGGTGGCCTCTATCACTTTATATTACTAAGTTTTACCTTAGATTACCTAGTCTAGTATTTATTGATTATCAGGACACAGTTTTTCATCTTGTCGGATGCTCTTTTAAAAAACGCTGTCTATTTTTTTTTGATCTCTTAACTGATTTAGGTAAATCTTTTTTTGCACGAAAAGCAAGAAGAGAGTCAGAAATACCTCCCTCCTTAACGTGATACTCAATAAATACCCATTTGTGAGTAAAAGACCATCTATAGCATTTCACCCAGCATAATCTGGTTATATCAAATTGTTTTATAATGCGTTTATTTGCCACCATTCGCCTGTTTATCGCCTTCTCTTGGGTAATAAAAAGAAGTCAACTCCCCCTCTTATCCACATCCACGCTTTTAGCTGCATCGGATGTTTTGCTAGTTTCCTTTCGGATATGGTTTATTCTATCAACTTTAAAAGTACCACTTTCAGAAAGAGATACTTTTATAAAAAGACCTTCATTTGTAATCTTTCTATAATCTTCAAAAGTTATTCCGACTGTTAAAGTATCAATCATATAAACCTCTAGCTAGAGCCAATAAATACCATTTGAATAATTTGACTATGAAGTGATGCTAGATCATAAGGCGCATGGTTGTTAATCTTTGCGTTAAGATTTAATACCACCTACATACTTAAGAAGGGTCGCTCTATCAGGCCCGCCGACCAATAGATACTTTCTTCAGCCTTAACTTGGTATTTTCTTAGCTTTTCACTAACACCACTACAAAGTCAAACTATTCATATAATAAAGGTTTCTTTTACGTGATAGAACCTCATGTATTGAAAACTCACGAGGCGATAGTAGAAGCTTGGTGGAGAAGATAGGATTCGAACCTATTGAGTATCTAAGTGCCAGATTTACAGTCTGGTGCGACTCCGCCATCGTCGCCGCTTCTCCAAATTTCAGGCATAAAAAAAAGGCTTAAATAAACAAGCCCAGACTTGGAAGGGGCAGCAAGACAGTGTTACCCGTCGAGCCTGTTTACTTAAACCTTCTTTGTCTTGCTCTTTTTAAAGACGCTTCCACACGCCTAGAAATTATTTTATAGATTTTTAGAAGAAGGTCAAGATATAATTAGGTTTTAAGTTAATTATTTTAGCTATGGGTTTATTTGACATTTTTACAGGCAAAAAAGCTGTCGATACTGCTGAAAAGGTTTTAGATGCTGGCATTTCTGGCATTGATAAAATCTTTTACACAGAAGAAGAAAAGGCTGAAACGCGCTTAAAAATGGGAGATATTTGGCTAAAAACACAAGAGGCTTTAGCTGGTGAGTCTTCAGCCAGGTCTGTATCACGTAGAATTATTGCCTGGTCTGTTGTATGGCATACATTACTAGCATTTGATGTATGTCTTTTGTTGGTTATCTTTGATAAAGAAGAAAAAATAAAGTCAGTTGTAGAATTAGTGGGAATTTTTCAACTTGGCTGGGCTTTTGTTGCTGTTATCGTGTTTTATTTTGGCACCCATATTATGGGTAAGCTTGGCGGTGGTAAATCTTGAAAACCTTAATTGATAAGCTAAGTAATATCCGTAAAGAGATTGTGGGTTGGATAACATTTTTGGCTATGTGTTGGGCTGGTTTTACGTGGGGCGTTGGCACTGTAGTTAAATCTGAAATAGCTAAATCTGAAGAAAGAATAATAAAAGAAATTAGGGACGAGTCACATAAGAATTTGTATGCTGTATTTTCACAGTTCTATATATCCTATAAAGCGATCGAGAACCCTAAGCCTTATCAAGTAGCAATGGCTGAAGAGGTTAAATCAAAAAGAGATCACTATTTACATTTAATTGAAAGGGAATGGGTTTTAGGCAATGAAGTTGAATAAATGCTTAGAACAATTTAATCTAAAAAACTATATCATAGATGATTTAAGGAGTGATCAAGTGAGGGAGGAACTTATATCTAGCTTATTAGTTAAGTATGGCTCCTTATCTGCTTTAGTTTCAAGCATTGCTGGCTATGTTGGTGAAAATCACGAATTCTTTTGGGCGTTTTTTGGTTTCTGCGGGGTTATTGGTTTGGTCTTTGGAAGCTGTTTAAAATATCAGAAGTATGTAATGGATAAAGAAATACATGATTTGACAGTAGTAAGGCTTAGAAAAGAAATAGATGAAGAGCGCAGGCGTGAATTATTGGCTGAAAAGCTTAATAATTTATAGTAAAATTTAATTTTTATTTAGGGAGTTAGACATGTCTAATTCACATCTAGTTATTAAAACTGGTGAGGCTGAATCTACTGAGATGGTTGCCCACAATGGCTCTAGCTCTTATATGCTTACTTTATTCGGTGGTGGTTCTGGTTCATTAGCTTTAGAAGTTAAAAGCCCTAGTGGAACTTATCACCAGCTTTATGCTGTTGGCCCTGATACTTCTATTCGAGTTTTTCTTGCTAATGGCTGGGTTTGTAAGCTCGTGGATGGAGGTATTGCAGCTGATTTTTATGGAACATTGCAGCCTGTTGGGGGCTATTAATGCCTAGAATTGAAATAGATATAGGCTCAGCTCCTAATTCTAAGGACGGTGATCCAGCTCGTACAGCGTTTGATAAAATTAATCAAATGACCCAGGAGCTTTATGATGCGCTTGGGGGTGCGATTGCATCACTTAAAACTGAAGTCGCTCATGGATTTCCTTTAAATGATTTGACGCCTGTTTATTGGGATGGCGCTAATTGGCTTGCCGCAGATGCGACTGCAGGCAATGAAGCCGCTCAAGATCCTTGGGGTTTGGCACTTCCTGTAGATGCAGATAGTTTTTATTTATATCAAATTGGCCCCCTCACTGTTTCAGGTTTGGGATTGACTGCGCCTAATACTTATTATTTGGCAATTGGTGGAGGCTTAACTGACACAGCTCCCACTGGTATTGGTGTTCAGGTAGTTCCTATGTGGCGAGCTGAGACTAGCGATTCTGGTTTTGTCATAAATAGATCGGGCTGGGCTGCTGATGCCGAGCCATTGCCTTAAGGAGTGTTTAAGTGACAGCTAATATCCCAGCGATAACCTATGATCCTAGATCACCCTCTGAAGGCCGAAGATTTTACGTAGAGTTAAACGGTAATGATCAGAATGACGGTTTAACTCCCGCAAGCCCTTTTAAAACGTGGGCTACAGCTTTAACAGCTGTGAATAATTTAGTTCCCCCTGTTGATTCAAATAACCCTGCGGCTATTTATTCTAGCTCTAGCGGTACGTTTTTTGAGCAAATTGTAGTGCCAGGCAGCGTATCTATTTTCGCGCCTAGTGCTACTTTGGAGTTTAACGATAATGGAACCACTACGCTTGATATACAAGGTGGTAATGGGGTTTATCAGTTTCGAGTAGTAAGGAATAGCGGGATAGGGAGTATAGGGGTTCGGTCTACCGATGCCTCATTGTTTACCGCAGAATTTGATTTGATTGATTGCGATGACGGTACGGCTTTTTATCACGCTGGTAATTTTTCCGGTGGTAATGTTATTGATTGTAAAAATATGCGGTATGGTGTGGCTGGTGTTAATAACATTAGCACTCTTACTAATGCTGGACTTAAGGTTAATGTTGAAGTCTTCAGGCCAGTAGATGCTTCAGCTGAGGCATTTATTCAGAATGGTGCAAACCCTTCGGTACTTGAGGCTTCGGAAGTTTCAACAACTGAGGCAACTGGTGCAACATTTATCAATTGTAAGCAAGGTATGATTGATGCTCAGATTGAGCGCACAGAAACTACTGACGCGATAATTGTTGAGAATACTGGCATTGTGGGTTTAATTGCTAATAATGTTATTGGTAATCTTACTGTTAATGCTGGTGGTATTTTAAATGCAAGGATCATTAGTTACTTTGGAGTTAAGACATTTAACGGCACTGTTAATGGTAATATTGCTGGTGATCGTAGGGGAACTGATGAAATAAATGCACAAGGTAGCTTTTTTATTAACTTTGGCAATAATTCAGTTTCTTCTAGTTCTGTTACTAGGTACTTAGTGCCTAACGGTACGCCCACCTATCAGACAGCCCCAACAACTAGAATACAGGGAGTTATGGAGTTTGATTTAGATGTCTTTTCAATGACGGCATACCATGACAATCCTCAAGGCAATGGTAATAACATTACCTATACTTTAGAAAAAAACGGGGTTCCTGTGGCGCTTTCTGTAACTCTTGCGTCAGATGGCGATATATCACAAAGCTCTATTTTGCCCACTCCCATTTCTTATAATCGTGGTGATAGGTATTCTATGCGAGTTTCTAAGAGTTCTCCTATTGGCGCATCTCCCGATGGCGTTATAGTGGTTTTAAAGGCGCAGGAAAGGTAACGGTTATGGCTATAAGATGGCTTGTATATCAAGAAACAAACACTAATTTAGATGATCTTAATTTAATGCTTAATGATGGTATTTTAAGCATGAGTGATTCGCACAGCTACTTCCCTGTTTTAGAATGGGATGATGAGCAAATTCCCTTAGAAGATGTTAATGCAATTATGCAAGAAAGGGGTTATACCCTTATTTTAAATTCAGAAACAGAGATAAGGGCGCAAGGTACGACCGCACAAAGGCCATTGCCTGAAACTTTACCCGATGGATTTTCTTATTTTGATGAGCAGGAAAATATTAGGATTTATGCAGGCGGTGGAAAATATAAAGATGATTTTAGTGATACGGAAATCTTAAGAGAAGGCTTAATTTCGGGTAGCCTCTACTGTAGAACTGTAAAGATAGGATAAGGAGCTAAACTATGGCTATACTTGACACATTAGGGGTTGACGAATTATCGCTTCGTGGCTTAGGTAATCAATTTAACAGCTTTGAACGTTTATTCCAAAGCAAAGCAGATGCAGTGCAGGCTGTTGCTGAGGGCGACTATGCACCAACGCCAGGAAAGTTAAATACGGTGCTTATTGCTGGCGAGTCTCAAGCAATTCAATTTTATAGTTTTGATGTTTTGGATTTTGTACCCATTTCAGAATTTGCCTCGGTAGGAAACCAATCTAATAAGTACATCGATTTAGATGGAGTTAATGATTATATAGGCTTCGATAATGCAGATGCGGTTTTAGACTTTACACAAGATTGGACTATTGGTATCACATTGGTTGGGGTAACTGGCCCTAGCTCTTCCGCTAAAATGACTCTGTTTAGTAGGGGTGGTGTTCATATTACTTTGCAAGCTCAGGCGGGGTCTACTAACTGGGGTTTATATGTTACTTCAGATAGTGACTTATTCAGCACGACTAAAAGAGCGCAGGCAAATACTTGGTATGCTCCTGGTGATTTTAGCCGTATTTTATTTGTTTACTGTGCATCGACCAAACGCTTAAAGTACTATTTGGGTGAGCCTTCTACAGGTTCTTATGCGATGCGTGCAAACCTTGCAATTCCTCAGACTATGATTGATGGGCAAGATATTACAGGCGGCTTAAAAATTGGTGATGGCTGGTCTGGAAATGGCGGCTCTTCTTTTAGCGGCATTAACTGGCATGGTGGAGTGAATAACCTAATCGGCAGTAATACAAAATTCACAGGCCCATTTATTGAGGAATACTTCCAGAACCAAGCTGTAGACCCTGATAACCCACATGCTTTCTTTACTTCAGCAGAGTTTTACCCTGATCTAACTTTTTACTGCAAGCTTGGTGAGGACGCTTACCCGACTGTAAGTGATGAGAAAGGAGCATTAACAGGTGGTGAGTTATTCAATGGTGCTGCTGATGACTTTAAAGATATTCCAACTGAATAAGGTTATTTTAATTTCTATCAAGGTGAATTATGAATAGTTACGCAAAATATAAAGGTAAGTCAATGCGACCAGGTGGGGGCGGTCGCTTTAAAAAGATGACTGATCAGCTTGAGCGTGAAGGTCGTACAGCTGACGAGGCTAAGGCGATTGCGGCAAGTGCTGGACGCAAGAAATATGGTAAAAAGCGCATGGCTGAATGGGCTAAGCGCGGAAGAAAAAAATAATTTAAAAAAGTGCTTGCATATTAGCAGGTAATTTACTATTCTAACTCTACGGCATAACAGGGGAAAAATTATGTACGTAGTAAGATTTATATTAAA